CCTAAGTTGAATATTGATGTTCCACTACCTATAGTACCTATGTTAAGATTAGGTACATAAACGGTATTGGATGAGTTTCCTGTTATATTATCACCTAATATAACAACACTACTTGTTTGACCACTAATTAATGAGTTGGATCCTAAAATAACTCTTGAATTTTCATTACCATTACTGGCTTCTAATATTTTACTATTAAAACCAAATATAAAACTATAATCACTATTGTTTATATTATTTGATTTACCAAAAGCTACTGAATAACTACTTTCGTTTAATCTATTTTCTTGACCGTTAACAAAATTAAAAAAACCTTTTTCGTTTAATCTATTTTCTTGACCGTTAACAAAATTAAAATTACCTTCATTTATGGAATTACTTAAACCATTTAATACTGTATTATATTTATTAGCACTTGAAGATCCACTAATAACATTACTATCACCGTTTATTATGGTTGAGTTTAATGTCGATGTTCCTAATATATTGTTTAATCTACCGTTTAATATTGTTTCGTAACCAGTTTCACCTGATACTATATTAATTGTGTTTTGTCTACCATTAATAATTGTTTTCCAACCAGAAAGATTTGTAAGGGTGGATCTAGATATAATTGTGTTTTGTCTACCATTGGTAATAACACCATAAGACTGTCCAGATATTACGTTAAATAAACCACCGTTTATTAATGAAAAATCGGAATCATATATATCATTAAAATAACCGTTAACAATCGTTGATAATGGTGAACTACTATCATTTATTGTGTTACCAGTACCCCCTAATATTATACTACCATCTGATAATGTTGTGTTATTACCAGACAAAGGTATAATAGAAATGGTGGGTGATCCAAATATATAAGGTGATGGTGTTGATGTTATAGCACTTGTTGGTATTTGTTTGATATATCCTGAACCATCTAAAACTAACGCATAATCATTAACTGTACCAGCCGAAAGTGGATCCAAAAATTGTATTGTACCACCATCTAATGTTAAACCACCTGAAGTGATTTGTATTGTACTACCAGAATCTGTACACGCAACTAATTGAGCTACGTTTATTATACTATTACAAGAGGCACTTAAATTCCAAGTTAAACCACTAACAGGTCCCCAAACAACCTCACCATCCCAACCCGCTGCTGTGGCAACATAACCAGGTACTGGATTTTTTTGTATCCTTAATAAACCAGTTGGATAAATGTTGGTTTCACCTGATAATGTAATACTGGTACCACTATATTGTACCAATTGACGATCCTCAAATTTTGGACGTGTGAAAAAGTTAGCCATTATATTACTGTAATACCTAAAGGTCTATATTGTAATGCTTTATTTAATTGTTCAGCCTCAGTTGCCTTTCGTGTTAACATATTTTCAGGACGTAATCTTTCTAACCTTTCTGTTAATCTTTCTGTTAAAGTAGTTCTATCTTCCTTGGCCTCACTTAATAAGGATTCGTAATCCATGGTTACTTCAGCGTCTGTAACACCCAAAGCACCACCAAATTTACCTCTAACACGTCCTAGGGTTTCTTTACATAAAGCAGTAAACCAATCCCTAACCCATTGTTTAGACGGTGAATTAAGTTCTGTATAATTAACAACATCTACAGGAACATCTGATGGTAATTTAACAATATCTTTATTAGCATTAAGACATCTTTGTCTTTCTTCATCAGAAGTTGTTTCATAATACCAATACCAAACTTTACTACCACCTACATTTATTTTTTGACCTCCAGCAAAACCAGCACCTCCAAAAGATAATCTACTTCCTGGGGGTGGTGATAAATGTAATAATTTGGTTCCGTTTGGTCCCCCTGTTACCCAATAAGTTAATTGAGAACTTACAATTCTTTGTTTTAAATTATAATCCGCGTTTCTTAATACAATATCGTATGCTGGTGCCAAATAAAACCCACCATAACCAAATCCACCACCTGCGGCACCATACGGTAATTGAGCCACACCACCACCAAAACCATAATCACCAAAACCGTAGTTTGAGTATAACGCATAGTCTACTGTTGGTGGTTGAAAGTATAGAACTTCATTTATTTCTCTGCCTGCAGGTATTTGATAAACTTGTCTACCATTTTCTAAAACAACATAATCTTGTTTTAATTCCCAAGGACCTCTTGCTTGTAAACCTACAATTTTTGAGTAAGCATACGTAAAAGAATCCTCATAGTTTAAACTTCTTGTTGTTAACGCTTTACTTAAATCCGCTGTATCTAAATTAATACCATCTAATGATGACCATTGAGTTTCAATTAACCATTCATTAACGAATGAAGAGTGGTCTTCTATGGCGATTTCTAATAAAGTACACATTTGTTCATCATCCAACTCAATTTTTCTGAGAGGAGCACCCAATCTGTGTCTAACTTGCCTAAATAATTTCTGTTTTTCAGCTTCTTCTATTATAAGTGACATGTGGACTTTATTTCATAAATATCCACAACTTTGTAATATTAACGGTGAAATTTATTTTTGGGTCAAAGATAAGATAAAATCTGATAATATAGAATATTCGTTATTTTTTTCACCTAAAATTGTAGAAGAAATATATTTTTTCTTTTCTAATAACTCAAATATTTTTTCTTCGATAGTGTCTTGGAATATTGGGTAATATACATTCACAGTTTTATCTTGTGAAATTCTGTAATTTCTATCCTCAGCCTGTTGATGGTTGGATGCTGAAAAATCTAAATCATGAAATATCGTCGTATCTGATGCAGTTAATGTGATTGCTGAACCTGCCGATATTATATTACCTATGAATACTCTGATATTTGGGTTGTTTTGAAATTCATCTATTGATTTTTGTTTTTCCTTATCTGACATTTCACCGTTATGACAAACAGCAATATCACCGAATATCTTTTTCATTTCTTTAAGTGATTCCGTGAATACTGTAAAAACAATAATTTTTTTATCTTCAGATTGTTCTAAAAAATTTTGTACCATATCAACAGTCATTGGTACTTTTTCTTTAGATATAAATTTACGTAATACAACCATTTCAACCATTTGTCTACCAACACCTAATTTTTTACCCTCCAACTCCAACCAAAATAGATAATCATCAAAGGCCTCTTTATAACCTTTTTTATTATCCAAGTCTAAATAAAATGGTGATACAATTTTTGGTGGTAAATCTAAATGATCCTCTTTTTTTCTACGTAAAATATAGTTTTTGGTTTTTTGATGTAATTCTTCTAAATTTGAAGCTCCGTCAGTTAACCAAATTCTTTTAACTTTACCTGATTTAAGTTTTTTGTTGAATGATTTTGCTGCACAATATCTATAAGCAAAATGTTGGAAATTACTAACTACAGGTACTTCACAAACTTTTAAAAGATTATAATAATCCATAGGTCTATTAGCTATTGGTGTTCCTGTTAATAACCAAACATTTTCTACCGTCTCAGATATTTGTGAAACTATTTTACCTCTTATTGAAGATTTATTTTTAATCATATGAGCTTCATCAACAATAATCAAATCAAAACCTTCTTCATTAATATAACTCTTAGGTTCTGTCTTTTTTCTTTTATCCTCTATTTCGTGAAACCTATTTAAAATATCATAGTTAACAATAGTGAAAAATTTGGGTTGCCAAAAACCTGACTTAACAATCGTTACATATTCTTCGTTTATAAAATTAGTTATTTCACGGAACCAGTTTATTTTAGCATTGGCAGGACATATAACCAATATTTTTTGAACACCAGATAATAAAGCTGCAGCAATAGAACTTGCAGTTTTTCCGAGCCCCATATCGTCAGAAAGTATACATTTTTTTCTTTTAAGAAGGAATTTAACAGCTTGTTCTTGATGTTTAAACAATGACCTACCCTTTTTATTTATCTTATTAACGGAATCAAAATCTACTTCTAAATCCTCATAAGGTTCATAAAACATATCTGTTAATAATTGTGTTTTTGGTATGTGAAATAAAATAGTTTCTTTTTGGTTTTTATATAATAAACCTTTTACATGGTAAGATTTTTCATTTTCAGCTAAAACAAATTGTATAAAAACTTTTTCAGGTATATTTTTTAAATTGTATTTTTCTTTCAATTGTTCACCCAAATAAGGTGTTATCTCAACAATCTTATCAATCTTAGTAGGTTCTATACCTATGTTTTCTTCCACGTAAGATATTTGAGAAGGGGTTAAAATATAAAAACCCTCATTCTCTAATTTATTTTTCATTTTTAATATGTGATCATTACCTCCTTGATAATTTCTTATCTTCTCTAAAGTGGTTTTACTCTTTAATTTGGTTAAATCTACCATAATGAAAAATAAATATAATAATCAACTGTGGAAAATAAAGAAAATACAGATTTAGTAAATATTTATTGAAATAAAAGTGCGCTATGGCTAAGAAAAGATTTCCGGTAAATAGAATGGGTAAATTTTACGATGAGACAGACTTCTCCATCGAAAATGAAATGGCCCGTGAATATTTAGAAGGTGATTTAAACATTGTCGTTGTATTATTCCAAGTTGATAGAAAGGATACACTTGTTGATGATGTTTATGGTGAGGCTAAAGCTAATGAAATTAAATTTAGAGCACCTAAAGAGCTTAGGGTTAAGTTAAAATTAGAAGAAGCTCAAAATAAATCTTATTCTGGTGGTATGAATAGATATATGGATTACGGACAATTAATTTTTACCATTTTCCAAGAACAGTTAGATGAGTTAAATTGTGATATAAATTACGGTGATTATATCGGATATTCCGACCGCGAAGATAATATAAAATACTTCACAGTAACAAATGATGGTAAAATATATTCAGACAATTCACACACAAGATTGGGATACAAAGGTTATTATAGAACAATAACTTGCACAAATGCAGATATGAACGAATTTTTACCAAATTATTAATATATGTCATTACCAAAAAAATTTAAAAAAGATTTAGACATAAGACAGGTAGATCCACAAGGTGGTCCAAAGGCTTATATCAATGATTATTTGGATAAAAATAAAACTAATTTACCCAGAGGTGTTGACCATGCTGATTTGGATAAGGGTTTTGTTGAATGGGTTGAAGACAAATTGGGTATTGTAATTGATGGTGAAAAAGTACCTGTTAGTTTTTTAACAGCACAAAGATGGGCTGAATTTACTAAAACATGGCAATCTTCAGATAAATATAAAAATATTAAAATACCTTTTGTTTCAGTTGTAAGAAAACCTGATGCTCAACCTGGTACTAATCCTTCAGATTTTAAAATACCTGTTAGGGCTAAATTTCCTTATATGACCGTACCAGTATGGGATGGAAATAAAAAAGGTGCTGACGTTTATATGATACCCCAACCTGTTGGTGTTGATTTAACTTATACTGTTAGGTTTTTCACTTTTAGAATGAACGAATTAAATAAGTTAAATCAAAAAGTATTAACAACTTTTGCTTCATCTCAATCATATGTAAATATAAAAGGACATTTCTTTCCAATCCTTCTTGAAAGCATAGGTGATGAATCAACTATAGACGACATTGATGGGAAAAGATATTATGTTCAAACATATGAACTTAAAATGCAAGCTTATATTTTAGACGAAGATGAATTTGAAGTGAAACCTGGTATGGAAAGAGCTATTTTATCTTACGAGGTTGAAACTAAAAGACCTAAAGCTGTTGTTAAATTAATTAAAGATGAAACTAAAGATGACAGAACAATAACGGCAATATTTCAATTTTTACCCGGTTCACCAACTACTGTAACTTTCCAAAATGATACGTTGGCAAGTTTTGTTACATTGGAAATCCAAAATGTCACAGCTGCAATAATAAGAGTTAATGGGGGTATAGTTTCATTACCATTTTCAGTGAAAGATGGTGACATGATAAGTATAAGTGTAGTTAGAACAGATTCTACCGCATTATCAGAAATAATATTAAGAGGAACAGTACCATTATAATGAGCAGTAATTTTTGTGGAAATAGTGATATAACCAAAATATTTGTGATAGAACCTACAGGTTCAGAATCTTTTAGTGCTAATACTATTGATATTACTGGTGATGCCACAATAGATGGTGATATTATAAATTGTGGTTCTGGAAGTACTTTATACACAGAAAACATTGTTGCTTGTGAAAGTGGTGTTACAATAAACAACGCAATCACAGTATACACTACTGAAGTTTTACCTACATCAGATAATTTAATCAGTGTTGGTTCACCGAGTAGATTTAAGTGGTAATACTAGAGAAATAACAGCTGATAATTCTATCATTCAAGATGATGTCTTAAATGGAGGTTTTTATTAAAAAAAAGTAAATATTTTTTAAATAAAAAATTTTAACAATAATAGAATATTTATATATAAAAAACAAAAATGGCAATAAGAAGGACAATTTACAAACTTAAGAATAACCAATCCAACAATGGTACACTACCTTCAAGTGGTGTACAAATGGGTGAACCGTTAGTTAACTTATATAATGGTATTTTATTCTTTTCAGGAACAACTGGTGGTGATTACACACCTTTTGTTGATCCATCAAACGCAACTTCAGGTGGTACATATTTTGAAGTAGGTTCTAATCTTTATAACTTACAATTAAGAAATAAAATAACAGAGTACCAAGGTGAAACAACTAATTTAGCCGGTAAATTTCTATCTGGTACCACAACAGGTTTTGTATTAGCTAACATATCAGATATTGCTGCATCCACAAACACTTATGTCACTGGTGGTACATGGACGCCTAATACCCTAACATTAGGTCTTAATGACGGTTCTTCAGCCTCACCAATAACAATAGATACTTTTAATAATCTATCGTTATATGGTACAACAAATGTTAACGGTAATCTAACTGTTACAGGTACATCATCTTTACAAGGTGTCACAGCAACTAATGTTAATGCAACAAATCTTTACGCTTCTAGTACGTTAAGTGCTGTAACTGGTAATATAACAACAGTAAACAGTTCAACAATCAACACCACTAACTTAAATGTTACTGGCACTGAAATAGTTAATAATTTAACTATTACTGGGACTGGTCTTTATAATACAACAGCTACTGGTACAAATCCTTTTGAAATTGTTAATTATACCTCATTAACGGCTTTTTCACAAACAAAAGAAGTTTATGTGACAGGTATTACTTTATCACAGAGTGCGACAACATCAAATAATAATCAAACTTATAATTTAACTTATCGTGGTACACCATTAGAAACTACTAATTATACCATAACAGTTAAAGACACGTTTGTTACAGGTGGTACTTATGACACTAGTAATGGTACTATTACATTTGTTAAAAACGATGCCACCTCATTCCAGGTTACTGGTATTGATGGCATGGATACATTTGTAACAGGTGGTACTATTACAACCGCCCCTTCAAATAGTGATAATGACGGTGTAATAGGTTTAAAATACAACCAAAACGTCCCTGACGGTACATATACATTACCTTTTACCGATACATTTGTTACAGGTGGTACATATTCAAATGGTACCATCACGTTTAGTTATAATGATAGTGGTAAAACACCTTTTCAAGTTACCGGTATTGACGGTACTGATACATATGTAACTGGTTTCACTTATGATAGTGCATCAAATAAACTAACAATTTCTAGAAATCAAGGTGAACCCGATTTACCTGTTTATATTAATTCATTCTCTGGTTTATCAATAAGTAATTTAACATCTGGACAAGTTGTTTATGTAGGTTCTGACGGTAAATTAAAAACTGAAAGTGATTTCTTATACAACGATGGTAGTAATACATTAACTATTGGTACCACAAGTGGTAAATTAGTGGTTAACAACGGTATATCTGACGGTCCATCAACTTTTGGTCAAGGTGGTGTTACAATAGGTTCTGGTGGATCACATTCAACACCTGGTATTGGTGATTTGATTGTACATGGTAACTTTATCGTATTTGGTACAGGTACAACTGTGGCAACAAATGAATTATACGTTGAGGATCCACAAATTACTTTAAACTACAATCCAACAGGTAATACCTCATCAACTTCTATAGCTTCAGGTATTAGAGTACAAGATGGTAGTGGTACACAAGGTACTGACACTTACTTTACAGTATCAAGATTAGATACATTAACTGGTTTAACTGGTAATCAGGTACCTGTTGTGACTGAATATACAGCTGGTGGTGTTGGTAATGATAACAGAGGTTGGTTAACACAGTTAAATGATATTGTTATTAGAAATACTAACTTAAACAATGGAGCACCTAACGGTGTTAGGGTTTTGGCAGAATTCGACACGTTAGATGGAGGGCAGTACTAGTTCGTGGTATTTTTTTTCCGAGGAACATACTACTTTTTAAAATATCGATATATTTATTAAAAGGACGAGACAACTCGTCCTTTAGTATTTTATAAAAAAAAACAATGTTATGAAAGGGATCTACAAAATCACAAATTTAATAAACGGTAAAGTTTATATTGGGCAATCAGAAAGACTTAACGATAGAAAGTGGAATCACTTTTATTGGTTAGAAAAAAATGAACACCATAATGAACATCTCCAAAAATCATATAACAAATATGGTAAAGAAAATTTTGTTTTTGAGATAATAGAAGAAACGGAAGACTTAAATAATCGTGAAATTTATTGGATAAATGAACATGGTGGTGTTAATTCTACATTAAATTATAATTTAAAAAACCCTTTAACTAATGAATGGTCGGACTATGTTAAAGTAAAACACGGTAAAAATATTGTGGGTGAGAACAACCCCAATTTTGGTAATAAATGGTCTGAAGAACAAAAGAAAAAAATATCAGAACAAAAAAAAGGTAAAACTTTAGAAGAACAAATTGGTGTCGAAAAGGCTAGGTTAGCTAAAGAAAAAATGTCTAAATCACAAAAAGGTAGAAAACATCCTGAAGAAGTTAAGGAAAAAATAAGACAAGCTAATATAGGTGAAAAAAATCCTGCGTATGGTAAAGGTGATAGACAAAAGGGTGAAAAAAATCCTATGTGGGGTAAACATTTATCAAACGAAGTTAAAGAAAAATTAAGACAATTTCATTTAGGTAAAGTGGTTAGTGATGAGACTAGAAAAAAAATGTCCGAATCGGCCAAAAATAGAAAAAAAATAATGTCTGAAGAGGTTAAAGAAAAAATAAGACAAGCTAATATAGGTGAAAAAAATCCATTTTATGGTAAAGGGTATAAACAAAAAGGTGGAAAAAACCCTATGTGGGGAAAACCGTGTAAAAATAGAAAACCTGTGGTTAGGTTAGATTTAAATGATAATTTAATAAAGGAATATGATTTTATACATCAAGCCAAATCTGACGGTTTTGGCCCTGGTAACATATGGTCTTGTATTAACGGTAAATTAAAAACATATAAAAAATCTAAATGGATGTATAAGGAAGATTATGTAAAATTAAAACAATAAAAACCCTAACCTTTTTTCTTTACCATGAATATTTATATAATGAGTTATATAACTCAAAAATATTATAACCCTATATAGGTATTTTAAATAGTCATAAATATGACAGGTACAACAAGACAAAATATATTTAAGCTTAAGCGTTCAAATGTTTCAGGAAAAATTCCCACAATATCACAATTATTGGTTGGTGAGTTAGCAGTTAATACACAAGATGGTTTTTTATATACATCTATAGGGGATACAGGTGGTACTAATACTATTGAAGTTAGACAAGTTGGTTGGGATAGATTGTCCACACTTTCGGGTGGGACTGTTAATGGTAACGTTTTAGTTACAGGTTCAGTATCAGCAACAACTTATTATGGTGATGGACAATATTTGACAGGTTTAGTAACTAATGATTTTTATGTAACAGGTTTTACATATAATAATCAAAATAAATTAACCATATCACAAAACGGAGGGCAATCAGATTTAAATGTTTATTTAAATACATTTTCAGGTCTAACAATTAATGGTAATTTAACTGTAACTGGTTTAACACAAACAAAGGGAATTACATCAACTGGAGGTGTTACATTTAAACAAATAACTGTTAGTAGTACTTATACCGCAACCACTGAAGATTATATGATTGACGTTTCTGGTGGTACATTTACCGTTTATTTACCATCAGCGGTTGGTATACAAGGTAGATTATTAGCTGTTAAAAATAACGGAGGTGGTGCAGTAACAGTTCAACCAGTTACTGGTCAAACTATCGATGATAAACCATTTGTAATTTTAGGTGAAACAAATTCAATACAACTAGTAAGTAACGGGTTAAATTGGGTTACTTTAGGTTATAATATTTCAACAGTAAACTCATCAACTGGTGTTTTTGAATTTTCAGGTTTAATTATTGCTTCTACAACAACATTTAATGTTGCACCTGTAAAAGGGTGGGTTGTTGATGATACAACAAACCCATTAAGTCCCCAATTATATTATGTGGATTATAGTGGTGGTACTCATACCGCAACATATGTAAACACAGCTGTTGTTAGTTTTGTTTATTTAACAATTAATGGTACCATTTCACAATTAGATAGACCTTTAACAGAACAAGAAAGAAGACAAAATATATTTTTAGGTAAATTAGATCACCCAAATAAAACAACCATAGTTAACGCTTTTAGTCAACCTGATTTTGTTTTATCACCACTATCACAACTTCGTGATATGTTTGTACCTATTAATTTAATTAATGGTGGTGTTAGACCTTCAGCAAATGGTGTTAATTTAAGTTTCAATACAAGTGCCAATTTTTTATATGGTTTAGGTATTAATTTTGCCAACGACACATTACAACCTAATGTAATATCTGTTTCAGGAACTTCACCTTGTTCTTTTCAGTATGTAACACAAACTGGTGGAACAACTTCAAATGTTACTTTAATTGACCCAACAAAATATGATGTTGGTGGCGTAATCACTCCACTAACGGGTACCAAAGCCACAAACCAAAGAATTTATTTACTTCAAAACGGACAGTTTAGAGTTCAATATGGTCAAGTATTTTATACTACATTAGCTCAAGCAGTTGCAGGTATTGCGACAGAACAATTCGTAGAATTTTCAAACAACTCAACTAACGCTATTTTAATAGGTATTTTGTCCGTATTGAGTACCACAACTGATTTAAGTGATACCACAAAGGCTTTATTTTTTAATGTTTCAAAATTTGGTGACGCGTCCGGTGCGGCAGGTGGTACACCAACAACAACTTTACAACAGGCTTATAATAATTCAACAAATCCTGAAATAGTTACAAATTCAACTTTAGGTGGGGTTCAATTTAGAGGTGGTACAGGAAATGATAACGATAAAAATATAATTATAGAAAGTAACGCAGGAGTACAAACCGCTTGGATTACTGCGTCGGGTAATTCAACATTTAATTCGGTTTATACTAATTATGTTGATTTTAATACAACAGCGAGTACAACAACACAATTTGGTAGAATTAATTGGGATTCTGGAACTGGAACTTTAAATATTGGTATTGGTGATAGTACAACAGGATTGGTTGATTTTCAAGTCGGTCAAGAAGAAGTTGTAAGAGTTTATAATTCTGAAGCTACAACACTACAAAAAGGTGAGATAGTTTATGTTTCGGGTTCACAAGGTAATAGACCTTCTGTTAAAAGAGCGTCAGCAGTTAGTGATGGTTATTCTGTTACAACTCTCGGTATGGTTGATGTGGCAATAGCTTCAGGTGCTGAAGGTTATGTCACTACTTTTGGTATTATTAGTAATTTAAATACTTTAGGTTTAACAGGTGGTACACCAATATTTTTATCACCAACAACTCCAGGTGGATACACTTCAACAAAACCTATTGCACCACAACACATAGTTCTTATTGGTTATGTTGTTAGAGTTAATGCAACCGTAGGTTCCATATTCATCAATATTTCAAACGGATGGGAATTGGATGAACTTCATGATGTTAGAATTAGTGGTGTTACCACCGGTGATTTATTAATGCGAAGTACATATAACGGTTCTAACGTTTGGGTTAATACTAAAAATCTTTTAGGTAATTATACCATTTCTGGGAATACTTCAAATATTGGTAATTTTAGTGTTACAGGTAAAGTAACCACAGATAGTTTACAATTAAACACATCACGTACAGGTTCAACAAGTGTTGCGGAACTTACTTGGAATCCAAATGAGGGAACTTTAAACATTGGTATGGCGGGTGGTAATGTTACACAACAAGTAGGTTTAGAAAATTATATACCTGTTTTAAATACAACAACGGTTTCAGGGTTAACCAATGGTCGTGTTATTAGATCTGCTGGTGTTGATCCAACAACGGGTAAGATTGTCGGGGCTTATATGATTGCTGACGGTACTTATCCTTATTATTCAACAATAGGTGTCGCAACAGAAGACATATTAAGTGGTAATACAGGTTTTGTTAATACTTTTGGTATTGTAAGAGATATTGATACAACAGGTACACCTTATGGTGAAACTTGGTTACAAGGTGATATATTATATGTTTCACCAACAATATTGGGTGGGTTAACAAATGTTGAACCAGATTCACCAAACCTAAAAATTCAAGTCGCAGTTGTTAAAAACCTTGGAGTATCTGATGGTTCTATATTGGTTAGACCTTCTTTGGGTTATACTTTAAGTAATTTACATAATGTAAAAAATACTGGTTCAGAAAGTAATGGTGATTTATTACTTTATAGTGGTACATCAAATACTTGGGTTTATGGTAAAGAACTAAATGGTAATTATAAAATTAATGGTAATTTAGAAATAACATCAGGTATTTTAACCGCCACAACGATTAACGCCGGTAATATCACCACTAATGGAATAAAATATACAAACGGACCAAATAGTGGGTATGTTTTAACAAGTGATGCAACAGGTAATGGTTATTGGGATACGTTACAACCTGATCAAAATTTTGTTTACATTAGTACTCTTGGTAATGATACGACTGGAACCGGTCTCAATAATAAACCTTATCAAACCTTATCAAAAGCGATATCGGTATTTTCTGGAAATACAAATGTTGTTTATTTTTTATATCCAGGACTTTACACCGAATCAACGATAAATATACCTGATAGTATTACAATTATAGGTGCTAGCATTGGAGCTCAATTCCAAAATGGTTTTAATCACGTATCAACATCAGGTATTAGTAATGTTAATATTTTTATTGAAAACGTTAATATTAATAATTTTGACATAGATTGTTCTTTAACCTCTAATAGTATTATTTCACTTAAAAATTGTTATACGGGTATTAATAGAAAAGATTCTGTACCTAGCGTTTTAATGACATCTAGTGAATGTACAATTTTAAATTCAACATTTAGTGGTGGTACAAACACCATAAACGAATCATTAATCATTGGAACCGTAACTGCTAAATCCGGTTCAAGTATAATTTTTGAAAATTCAAAATTTGTTTTCAATGTTGAAGCTGAAGGAAATTCAGTTGTTAGAATGTTAGATTGTAGTCTCTTTGGACCATCATTTTATATAAACGGAACCATTGTTGGTGGAAACACACCGACTTGGGAGGTGGATGCAACAACAAATTATTTGGGTGGTTTTAGTGGAAACATTAATAAAATACAACTCTTTAATAATGATACATATGTTACTGGTTTTACATATAATAATTCTAACACAATAACATTATCACAAAATAATGGTGTATCTGGTTTAACAATTACAATTGACATAATGTCTGGTTTAACAATTAATGGTACATTATCGGCAACAACAGGTAACTTTGATACTATTAATGTTAACACATTGAGTGTTACAGGTGCAACTATTACTACAAGTAATATTAACACATTAAACGCCACAGGTGCAACAATAACTTCTTTGACCTCAAATACAATAAGTAATGTAACATATATTGATTTTGATATAACACAGACCGGTACTACATCTATTCCAGGAAGATTATTTTGGGATGTAAATAATCGTACTTTAAGTTTAGGTATGATTGGTGGGGTTACACAACAAATAGGGGAAGAACAATATTTTTTAGTTGAAAATCAGACAAATGGGACTTTAAATGATGGTACAGTTGTAAGAGCGGTAGGTGTTAATGGTCCTGACGGTAAAATAGCAATTGATTATATGATTGCTAATGGTACAATACCTGCGTACACAACAATTGGTGTATTGACACAGCCATTAAATAGTGGTGATACAGGATATGTAACTTCGTTTGGTTTGGTAAGAGGTGTCGATACAACAGGAGCACCTTATGGTGAAACATGGATGGTTGGAGATGTTTTATATGTTTCACCAACATATTTGGGGGGTTTTACAAAGGTCAAACCAATAGCACCAAATCAAGATATTATTGTTGCTATTGTAATGGAAAGTTCAATCAATGGGGCTATATTTGTAAGACCGGATGTATACAGACCATTTAGAGATCCTAAATTATATACGGTTGCAAAACAAAATGGGGACTTTACCTCGATAAAAGCAGCTGTTGACTCAATTTCAGGTTCTTCAAATTCTAATAGATATCTTATTTCAGTTGGACCTGGTGAGTTTATAGAAGGTGAAATCGATTTAACAAACAAACCTTATATAAGTATTGTTGGTAGTAGTATTCAAACCACTTTAATTAAACCACTTACAAATACACAACACATTATTAAAATTGGTGTTAATAATGAGATATCGTTTTTATCGTTATCAGGTGCAGCATCTAACTACGCCGGTATTTACGCCTACGATATTGGTGATTTTGGTCAAGCACATAAAGTATCATTTTATGATTGTGACACTAACGTTTGGGTTGAATCTAATACACAAGATACTAGGTTTTATGGTGAATATTTAGATTTTAATGGTAACTATACTTATGGTACTAAAGTTATTGGTAACAATTCTTATTTAGCACTTGCTAATATGGAAAATTATTACAATTTTCCAACAGGAGGTAACATTGTTTATTCTAATTACGTAACAGGTAGTGGTGCAACTTTAAGTGTCTTTGTTAGTGATAGTGTTGGTAATGGTGTTTCGGGTAGTACCGCTTTCTTTGTACAAAATGGTGCGGAATTAAACGCCTCAACAATTACAATAGATGGCTTTACTTATGGTATTAGAAACCCAAATATAGGTAATCCGGTTAGATTTGACGTAGACAACGCGAGTTTAGTAAATTGTGAGTGGGATTTATATGTTGAAAGAAATGGAACATTTGGTACTTTTGGTGGTAGTTCAAGTCATGAAAAAATATTTACGGTAAGTTCAGATGTTTATTGGTCTTTTTTGGATATTAATGATGGTGAGTTAAATATTACAAGAAAATCATCAGTAACTTTTGCAGATGGTACCCATACTGATTTTACAACTTTAATTTTTGAAGGTTCTACTATGGGTCTTATGGAGGGTGGACACATTTCCATAGTTAGTGGACTTACAATAAATGTGGCATCAGGTTTTGGTTACTTAAATAAAACATTAAGTCCTGATGTTTATGTACGTCTTGATTGGTTGTCAGCGAATACCATTTTAACTTCTGGTAGTTCTTTATATGTTTATTATAATGATAATAGTGTATTATCAACTTCAGGTTCAAAACCTAGTTCAATAAACAACATTATTTTAGGTAGAGTTGTAACAGATACAACATCGGTAAGGTTTATTGATTTAAGTCCGGTTAACGCATATCATACATCAAATAGATACGATTCCTTATTATCAGATGCTATGGGACCTATCTACGCATCAGGTTCTATTGTAACAGAAGGTACAACACCTTTTACTTTAAATGTATCTCAAGGTGACTACCACTATTCATCAAATGAATATTTACCAACAGGTGGTACTGGTATCACATTTACTCAATATTACAGAGGTGGTTTAAGTGATTGGATTACAACCGCTACCACAATCGTGACTAACACATATTATGATGGTAATGGTGTTTTATCAGCACTTACTACCGATTACTACACAAAACATACTTTATATATTGTTGGTGATGGTGTTAATGAACAATATATGTTAGTGTTGGGTCAAAATCAATACACTTCTTTGGTTGAAACGGAAAATGCTCTTTTACCTACACCACCATCATTCTTCAGCGATTCCGTTACACAAATCGCAAACATATATGTTAAACAAGGTACCACAGGAATAACTCAGGTTGAAGATATTAGACCTACCATAGCATTTAGAGCTGGTGGTGTAAATGCATCTTCTGTACATGGTAACTTATTAGGTTTGTCAGCGGATGACCATACACAATATTTGTTGGTAAGTGGTAGTAGAGCTATGGGTGGAAACCTTGATATGGGTGGTAATCAAATTACTAATGTTGGTAACGTTGATGGTGTGGATATTAGTTCACATGCGACAAGACATCAATTTGGTGGTCTTGATCCTGTGGGTAGTATTACACCTTCCGCAAATGCTATACCATACGCCGATGTAAACGGTACTTTAAATAGTTGGGTTTCTACGGCCAATACAACAACAATAGGTAGGGTTAAATTAAGTGCAACACCAAACACAGAACCTATAGCTGTTAGTGTAACGGATAATGGTTATAAAAAGGCCATCACAGGCTTTACTTATGGTTCAAATGTGTTAACTGGTTCCTCAGTTGATGGGACATTAACAACGACCACTATTGGGTTAAGAACGAAGTCTGGTAGTGTAGCTGGAGCAAGTTTTGCCGGTAGCCCTAAAAAGGCTACGGTTACTTTTACAACCGCTTACCCTAACACAAATTATTCAATATTAATAACCGGTGGTGTTAATAGAGTATTTACATATGAAAATAAAACAACAACAGGTTTTACAATAAATGCAAACGCTAATACAGCATTTATTGTAAATGTTGATTGGTCGACTATCGCACATGGTGAATCTTAATATTTATAAAATATGACTTTAATAATTGATAACATATCATCTGAAGGTATATTAAGTGGTGACACCATTTATGTTAATACCGCTAATATAACTAATTTAATTGTAACAAACGTTACAGGGGTCTCAACTACTGATACATATGTTACGGGATTTACGATAGACAATACAACAGGTGTTTTAACTTTATCACAAAATGAAGGTAAAATTGATTTAACAACAACTTTAGGGTTTATAACTGGAGGTACTTTTAATCAATTAAATGGTACTTTAACTTTAACTAAAATAACAGGTTCTAGTGTTAGTGTTTCTGGATTAACTTTTGCAAGTGGTAACAGAGGAGATGTTCAATTTAGATCATCCATCACCGGTGTATTAACGGCCAACACAAGTGGTTATTTTAATTGGAATGATAGTTATACGGCGGGTACAACAACAAATGTTATTGGTTCTTTAACAATCGGACCAACTGGTACACCTTTAATTAATAACCCATTATCGGTTAATATTAATTTAAATGATTATTTTCAAGTTAATATACAAAATATTAATTCAGGTAATTTCGCGTCATCAGATTTGGTTGTTACCGCAGATAATGGTAATGATAATAATTTTTATGGTGATTTTGGTATAAATTCATCCACATTTAATGACCCAACATACTCTGTATTTGGTCCAAATGATGTTTATTTATACGCTAATGGTAGTAATTTAGCTTTAGGTACAGATACCGCAAATAAAAACGTTGTTATTTTTGCTGGTGGTACCTTATCATCTAATACAATTTCTACTTTTAGAAGTGATGGTACTTTAGTACATCCATTAATTATCAGTGCAGGTACAGCGACAACAGCCAGTTTAATTGTAAGAACTTTACCAACACTTAATAACGCAAATACAGATTTCTTAACAAGAAACTCATCAACAGGTAATATAGAATATTCAACACCTGGTAGTAATGTTTTTTACGCTTATGGAGTTGGTTTTGCACAAGCAATAGGAAATTATTTAACATAAAATAAAAACATAAAAAATATGGCAGCAAACACACTTCCAATTTATACAAGAAGAGGAGATGTTCAGTGGTCATCAAATATGACCGCTGTTAACACAACAACTGATTTAACATCAGGAACAATTTATTTAACCTTTAGTGCTGATACCACAGAAGGTGGGTACGTTCAAAGAATAAGATTTAAACCTAATAATGCAGTCGGTGTTAATAACGTAGCAACCGTTGCTAGGGTTTGGATGAATAATGGTTCTACAACAGCAACCGCAGCAAACAATACTTTTATTGATGAAATCTCACTTCCTGCAACAACAGGTGTTGCTGCTGCTGCGTTACCCGTTTATGAATTACCTTTAAACTTTGCGATGCCACCAGGTTACACATTATATGTAACACTAGGTACTGGGGTTGCGGGTGGTTATAGAGCAACCGTAATAGGTGGTAAATATTAATTATAAATGATAGATATTATAAATGTTCCAAGACCAGAAACTAATAATTGGGTGTTTTTACCAACGTCAGCCACTGCAGCTTCTGTAAATGAGTGGCAAACATGGCAAAAACCAAAAAATATTAAGTTTGTATATTTTTTCGTTATCGGAGGAGGAGCTGGTGGTGCGGGTGGTCAGGCAACTGCAGGTACCGCAAGAACTGGTGGAGGAGGGGGTGCGTCTTCCGCTTACTCTAAAGGAATATT